GTTACCAGTTGTAACTGTTCCTGAAGAGTTATTTGTTGTAGAATCTACATATGCTTTTACAGACTGTTGCGTTGGTACTTTTGTAGCACTATTAGAAGCCATATTATCTTCGTCTACAAAGCTGTCAATAGTTATTGAGCCGTCTGTCAAGTTACCAAATTGTACATCACCAGTTACAGTTAGATCGTCACCTACAGTAAGGTCATCAGTTACAGCAACATCTTCTGCATATACTGTACCAGAGTAGTAACCATCTTTCCAGCGCAATGCTGTTTTACCATGATCTATTAGGTTATTAACTTTTGGAAAGACTGCAGAAGAATCTGCTTCTAATTCATTTGATGGTCCTACCTTATTGATAGTAGCACCACCGCCAGTTGTACCATCGTGGTTGTGACCTGTAGAAGCGTGCATTGCAGTTTCTATTGCGTTGTATTCGTTGTTAAACAAGTCAGCATCAATAGGTTGACCGTTAGCTAACGCTCCTGTAGTATCCTGTCTAGTGTATCCATTGGGCATATTACTGTTCCTTACTGCCTGTCATTTTGTTTGTATTCTAACACACATGTGTCTAATGTAAAAGAGGGATTTGATGTTGTATCTGTAATACGTAAAGCTACTGTATCACCTGATCCTATAACATTTACAGGGTATACTTTTTCTAGTATACCACCAAATGTGCCACCCCCTGATGCTGCAAAGTTTGTACCAGCACCAAAGAAAGAAACTGTAGTAGTTGAAGGTGTTGTTATATTTATAGTAGCAGGTTGTAATGTATCGTTTCTTGTAGTAGATTCAAAATCATACTTTAAATCAAAGTCTAAGTCAATAGTACCCTCTGGGTCTATAAATAAAACTGCTTTATAAAAAGTTTTTCTAACCTGTGGATCATTTATAGGCATGAAGGCTGATTGAAAAATAGATTCAATGTTTGAGCCATCAAAAGTACTACCTGAATTTAGTATATATGCGTAGCCATCACTTCCTGAAAAAGCTACTGTCTCTGCAGCGTTTGTTAAATTATACACACTGTCTATTACATTAACTTTTATTCCTTTAGCAGTTGACCACTCAATACCTGCTGCGCCTTGAGAAGATTTTTTAGTAGCAATTAAACCTTTTGCAGCAGAAGATTGTATAGATGTATTGTAAGAGAATATTCTATATTGTGATTTTTCTCTAAATACAGTAGAACTGTATGAAGTCGCTCCACTTAAAAATGAAGAGGCATCTTCTTTTATTTTATCAGAGGCAATATCTAATGCAAAGTCACCAATACGATCAGTAGCAGATAATAGTCTTAGTCCGTCAGGAGCTAGATACATTATATCACCACCAACTTCTTGAACTGTATCACCGTCAATGCATCCGATGTTTTCTGTAATAGGCTGTAGTAAAAAGTCTGCAGAAGAACTACCTGTTAATCTACTTACAGTATCCGTAGTAAATACAATTAACTGATCACGAAAGACAACTAGTCCTGTGGTATCATGTGCCAAGTTTATAGTACCTGCACCGTCAGCTACTGCAAAGTTATCTACTGTAGAAGGTGCTGTAAAGAAAAGTTTATTCTCTTTGGTATAGAAAGCTGTATTCTTAAATATTACTACACGTTCTGCGCCCAACACATCTGTATTAATGTTTGCACTTGCGGCTGTTAGGTTTGTTTGTGTATTATTTGATATATTATATATACTAGGGTAGCTTGTACCGTCAACAAAAACAATCTTATCAGTACCATCAAAATTAAACTCAGCGTGATTTACTTTACCACCGTTTGTGTTTGTACTAACAGCAGTAAATACCCAATCAGTACCAGTGCTGTAGTAATAAGCAGTTTTGTTTTCATCTGCGGCAGCTAGATCTCCAAATGTAAGAGTTGTATTATCAGATAAAGATTGAGCAGACGAAAGAGTTATATTGTTTTGATTTGTTACAGCAGCCACAGTCACAGAACCAGCAATACCTGAACCTGTTACATGCATACCTACTCGTATAGTTCCTAGATCTGTACCAGTACCAGTTATACTTATTGTTCCTATAGCACCAACAGCGTCTGCTAAACCTGTACCAGCTATTGTAGCACCTGTTACACCGCCTGATCCATTTACTGTAGTTATTGTTATGGTTGCATCATTAGCAGTAGTAGCACCTCCTAGCAGCGTACCTACTACTTTAAGTGTCTCATTAGCTGTAAAACCTGAACCTGCTGCAGTAATAGCTACAGTGTATGTAGTTCCTGTTTTGGTAATATTAAAAGTAGCACTACTTCCAGACCCACTATAACTAGACTGCGTTGGATTCACATAAGTGTTAGGTGCTATACTAGCAACTGTAACTGTTGCGTCATTTGTAGCTGAAGTGCCGCCTAAATCTGTACCAAGTATTTTTATAGTTGTGCCTACTGCGTACCCAGAACCTACAGCATTTACTGCTGCTGTATAAGTTGTGTTAGTATTAGTAATATTAAATGTACCACCTGTTCCAGAGCCTGATGTATTAGTTCCAGACTTACCAGTATGGCTTCTTATTCTATCTAACACAACAGCAGTAGCAGATGATGTAGCTCCGTTTACATCTGCTGTAGCAGTTTGTCTTGCTGTTATAGTAGCAGCATTTGCTTTACGAGCAGCTATTAATCTTGCATTAGATATTACTTTGATACCTAATGTATCACTTGTACCAGGAATTGTCGTAGCGGAAAACTTAGAATAGCCTTTTATTTTTTTATAGCCGCCTTCTTTGTCTACCTCAAAATTTTGTAAAGTAGAAGCAGAGCCAACAGCATTAGTTCCTTGCTGTAGCAAACTCATGTTAGAGATTAAACCACCTCTAAATTCTATGGGAAATGTATTCCAGCCTGTAGCCATTAAAAACTAACTCTTCTATCTCTTATTTCTTTGTAACGATTTATGTGTAAAGATCTTAAATATTTTATACCATCTTCAAACATTTGCAAAGACATGTTAGCCATTTGTGCATCATTTCTAAACTGGTATGCATAATACATAGCACCATTTATAATAACATGTCTGTATGGTTCTGGTATGGAGGGTACATCATCATGTACTTCTAAATCAAACCCAAGGCTATAATATTCATAAACTAATGTGTAAGCCTTATCAGGTTCAGGTACTAGTATAAACTCTCTGCTAGGCGCACGTACAATCATTCGGGGCAAACCCCTGTTAGATGTATCTGAGTCATACTCTTGGTCTACATACTTTTCTAAATATTCTTCGTATGTTATTTCTTTTAAATGTTCAGTTCCATTACCAAGAGTTGCATTTCTTTTTATTCTAAAAGACTGCATGTTTATATTTTTAGTATCTGCAGGAAAAGATTCTCTAGATACACCTGCAACTAATGTTAATTCTTGTTCTATGTGATTCCAAGTCCACTCGAACTCTTCTTGTTGTATGTGTCTTATAGAAGAATTAACAGCTTCTTTAACAAAAGTGTAGTAACCTGTTGTTGTTGCAAAGTTAGTAGTCGTTAGTTTAACTTCATTAAGTCTGCCACAAACATCATTAACTAGGCCAATAAAATCGTAAGCCATTATTATCTACTCCTAACCTTTAGAAAGATGTTTCTTTCAAAAGTTTTACTACCTGCTGTAGTAATCCTACAGGTAATCTTATACCTTGTTCCGTTTATGCCACCTGAAAAACGAGCAGTTGCTACTGTAGTTGTGTTGGTTGGTTGTAGTAAAACTAAGTCACCGCTAACACCACCTAAAGCAACATTGTTTTCTAGTAGAGTATCATTAGCTAACCATACAACGCTTGCTACCGTATCCGTTCCTAAGAAACGTGACCAGTCTACGCTGAAATCTGCAACTTCGTCTGGGTCTAAATCAGGCCACTTATATGCCATAAGAAATCCTTACTTACTTATATATACTTTATATTCTTTATAGGGTACAACATTTACTGTTGCTGATCTTCTAAAGTCTGTGTTTAGAAAAACAATTTCTGCAGCCCTGTATATGCCGTTTGGTATGTCTGAATCGTCATCACGCCAGTCTGCTACACTAGTGCCAGCTACACCTGTTAGGGTTTTATTTACATTGTATTTAGAATTATTTATACTTGTAGTGCCTAAAAGTGACCCAAGGGTAACATTAGCTTTAACAGAGACATTAATTATTTCATTGTTAACACCTACACCGATTGTTCCTACAAGTGTTGAAAGCTGCTTATTAACGTTAACACTATTTGCAGTTACAGCAGAAGTACCAGCTACACCTGTTGGAGTTGTAGAAATATAACCATTGCCATACAAACCAGAGCCAGCAGCAGAAGTACCAGCCACACCTGTTGGAGTTACATTACCGTCAGCATTTACAGTAGCTGTTGTTATAGAGTCTTGTACAGCACCAGTAGCAGCAACACCAGTAGCAGCATACGCTAGATCAGCACTAAGGCTTACTGCTCTAACAGCACCAGTACCAACAACACCTGTAACAGGAGCCTGTCTATGCGGCGAGGCTGAAAACTCACCTACAGTTACTTCAGCTATGGCTGTAAAACTTAGCATTTACAAATACTCTTTTGGCTCTGGGCCTTGATCAAGAAGGTGCTTTTTTAAAGCATCAAAATCGTCAGATCTAAATTCTAATAAAGGCCATGTAATTGAACTTGGATTTTGTGATAAATCTATAAGAGAAATAGCTGCTTGATAGTTTTTAATAATATCAAGGTTTATAAAATATCCGTGAGGCAAATTATCTTTACACCATACAGCTATAGTGTAATCTAAATCACTAAGAAGCTGGTTCTTTTTTTCTGTATTTATTTCTGTATTACTTGCCATTAGTATCACTCATTATATATGCTTTATCATAAAAAGAGTGCAACTCTGTTATATAATCAAAGTAAGCATCTATTTTTTCTGCCCAGTTAGCCTCAACTAAAGGATTTATAACTCCTGATTTAGGTGATGCGAAAGCAGTTGCTGCCCATTCTAAAGGTTTTGATGTGGTGTAAAGATAATAGTTTATATGCCCAAACGAAGTTGTGTTTCTGTTCTGAAGTAAATCGAAGTGGTCTACTTTTTTACCTAGTATATTAGCTATCAGTGCGCTTTCAGACATCATAGTTGAGTATATATATTTTGATTTTTTTATAAGTTGAAATAAATCACTGTGACCATCAGCAAAATTAATACCACCTAAAAATTCTGACAATTCCTCATATACGTCATTGTGACTAACTGGGTGTTTTTTAAATAATACATTATCTTTTCCGTGCTTATTTAAAATATATTTAAGCTTTCCAGCACAACAATGTTTCTTTAGTTTATTACCACCAGTTAAAATAACTAAGGCTTCTTTAGCTTCTGCTTTTTTTACGTCACGTATACTGTATTTACTAAAGTAATTTCCTTTTTTAATATGCCCTTGTAAGTGACTAATATGATTACCTTTTAATTGATCAGCGTAAGCGTCTGACATTTGACGTAAAGACTGTTCAAAATTTAAAGGATGTAAAATTAAAGAACCTGCAAAGGTTGTGTAGTTAATTGTTTTAAAATTTAACTCTTCTATTGCAGTGACATCATAGCTTAAATCAAACTTAGTTTCTTTTATTTTATGTTTAAGGTATCTTTCAACATCTACTAATGCAAGATGTTTTGCATCCCACTTTATTAATTCGGGAAAATTTGGATCAAGCATTGAGTCAATGTGATCTGAAATTTGGTGAGAGTACTTTGAGTCAACCGTTTTTGCTACATTAGGCATAAAATGAAGTTGTCCTGTCTGTACTTCTTGTAGTGCTAAAAGTAGTAGTTGTAGAATTTGTTGTAGTAAAAGTGGTAGTTGTAGAATTTGTTGTAGTAAAAGTGGTAGTAGTTGAATGGGATGTGTTAAATGTTGTTGTAGTTGAATGACTTGTACCATGCGAAGTTGTATAGGTAGTTGTGGTATTACCTGGATTTCTTCTAAACATATAGTTATACATGGTTCCTAAAAACTGATTATAACCTGAACTATAAGGGCTGCCCAGTCTTTCATATTGTGCGCCATCAGTACCTGCAATAGTGTAGCCCATATATTGTGCAGCGTAGCCAACTTGATTACCAGCCCAATAAACTATTTGAGGTTGAGGGTAGTTTGTGTAATAAAGCCAGCCACCTTGTCCACCGTTTCCATGCACATAACCTGTCCAGCTACCTGTTGTTGTATGAGATGTATTATATGTTGTAGTATAACTAGTAGTTGTACTTTTTGAGGTTGAATAGGTAGTTGTAGTACTACTTGACGTATTAAAAGTAGTCGTAGTACTATTTGTAGTATTAAAAGTAGTCGTAGTACTCTTTGTAGTATCAAAAGAAGTGGTTACACTAGTTGTAAACTCTTTCTTACTAGCTAAGAAACCTAAGCCACTCATTATGCAAAGTCTCCAATGTAGTTAACTAATATGTTACTACTATCTAATACAAAATATCCTAACACACTTACTTCGTTAGCATTAGTACTTTGTACAATAGCAGCACCGTTAACTGGTGTTTTACATTCTGCTGGTAAAGTAAAGTCATGCCCTCCTGTGCCATCCTGTACAAATACTATATTACCAAAACGCCCTGCATCTTTGTTTGAAAAAGCAAAGGTAGTATCTGCTGTCATGTTTACTTTAAAGTTGTTAGCAGCAGCAAGGTCTATTGTAACTGTACTACCACCTCCTGCTACAGTGTCTACATCCTGACGTAAAGCACCTGTCATAGTACCACCTGCTAAAGCTAACTTTGCATCTAACTGTGTTTGTACGTTTGAGGTTACACCATCTACATAATTTAGTTCTGCTGTGGTTGAAGTTACACCATCTAGAAGATTTAACTCTGCTGTGGTTGAAGTTACACCATCCATGATGTTTAGCTCTGTTGCGGTAGCTGTGACACCATCAAGAATGTTAAGTTCTGCAGCAGTAGAGGTTACACCGTCTAGTATATTTAACTCTGCTGCTGTAGAAGTAACACCGTCAAGAATGTTAAGCTCTGCAGTGGTAGAGGTAACACCGTCAAGAATGTTAAGCTCTGCAGGAGTTGATGTAATAGCTGTGCCGCCTACTTGTAGTGTAGTAGCATTTACTTCGCCTGATGATCCATAGACTACAGCCTTACTATTTACTACAGTACCTGCACTAGATCCATCGACAAGATTTAATTCTGCAGCAGTTGATGTTACACCGTCTAATATATTTAGTTCTGCAGCAGTAGATGTAACTCCATCAAGAATGTTTAACTCTGCTGCTGTAGATGTAACTCCATCAAGAATGTTTAACTCTGCTGCTGTAGATGTAACACCGTCTAGTATATTAAGTTCTGCTGCTGTGGAAGTTACACCATCTAATATGTTTAGTTCTGCAGTAGTTGCAGTAAGACCTAAACGTGTCTGGTCTGCAGGTACAGACATAAAAATATTTTTAGTACCAGCGCTAAAGTTTACTGCGCTAGTTCCATTAGATCCTGCTAAAACAGTAGTACGAGTGAGAGTGTTGCCAGTATTCCATGTACCTATACCTGTCTCCCACTCGTCTGTGCCTGATGTTGTATGTGCAATGGCATAATAAGTCGTGTCACCATTAGACATACACGATTGAAACGTATCAAAGGTAGCAGACGAACCACCCAAAGCATAAGCTCCTGTACCTGTGGTTGTTGTGTCCTCTTTTATACGATCTTTTGTAATTAGTGCCATTGTGTTCTACCTTTAGGCTATGCGGATAACAGCGTTGGAAGCATCTGCTGCTGGAAATACAATCGTAAAATCACCGCTTGTTGCGCTAACATTACCACCGAAGTCAAAGACTGCGATAGCTTTATTGCTTGCAGAAGAATTGTATATGATACAACCTCTTGCAGTAAGGGTTAGGTTTGAGAAAACTTCATCAGTAAAGTCTACGATGGCAGTAGTTCCTGATAGTGATATTGCTGCACCATCAAGGTTCTGTCCACCTGCTGAGTAGTTTGTTCCAGTAGCTTCATCTGAGTTACCTGTAACGTCAGAATAGTTTGTAGT